TTTTAGTTGTTTAAGGTTAGTATTGTATTACAGTATAAACTGCTTTTGTTAGATTTAGAGTGGGTGATGAAAAACAAGTTATTCCCTATAGTCCCTATAACTATTAAGAATAACTGATTCACACCACCAATATTAAAACTGCTTCCGTTGAGTTTGTCGTTAGGCTGTAAAGGCACACAAGTTGTCGAAAGTACTACTTTACATTTAAGATGATTTGACCTTACCTCTCGGCTTAGTTGAGCTTCGTCTTACAAGCTATGACCTTTCTTATTTGGTCAGGGTATAAAAAAGAAAAACCCCGTAGTAGTAGTACGAGGTTATCCTGTTGGTATAATTTGCTTTTGCAAGCGAATGTCCTAAGTCTTACAGATACTACTACTATCTACACAACAAATATAAACATTATTCTTTAATTAGCAACAAATGACATTAAAAAAATTCTAACTATATTTGCCAAGTACAGTACGTACATATTGTTTAACGCGTACAGAGAACGAACTCAGTACATAAAACCAATTAATTATGAGCGCAACTTTCGCATTGCCAAAAAAAGATTACGAACAAGTAATCGTATTAAGTACTCCTGATACGGGTGCATTATCTGCTAACACTGATGTTGTTTTAGCAAAAGGTCAATTGTCTTTATTAGACGAGGCAGGTACAGCAACTAAAATTCGTTTTGCTGATATCTTATCTGCTAAGAAATACACTTACGCTGCAGGTGCTGCTTCTGTTGCTTCTGTTGTATTAACAAGTGTATCTATCGTTAACAACGGTCGTTACGAAATTACAGTATTAGCTCCAAACAGAAAAGATTTCTTCTTGTATGGTAAAGAATACAACCCATTGTTGTTATCAAGAACTTTCTCTGTTTCTTTGGATGCTACTGCAACTGTTGATGAGTTAGGTGCTGCTTTTGAAGCTGCTATCAATGCTGACTTAGAGGCAGGTTTCACTGCTGCTTACACAAGTGGTACTGATACATTAGCAATTACTGCTGATTCTGTTGATGCAGGTAAATTAGCTGTTTCTGCTCCTGCAGGTGCTACAGTATCTGTTACTTACACTGAGCCTGTTGGAACTATTTCTGAAGTTGAAGGTCAAGCTCCAGGGAAATCTGTTTCAGGAAAAACTTACAACCGTTACGTAATCAAACACAGAAAAGTTATCAAGCATAACGCTATCTCTGGATTACAAGTTGTTAAGCCTGTTGAGACTGTATTGTACTCTCATGTGACTACTAACTTTGATGCTGCTGTTGCTGCAATCATTGCAGGTACTGTTACTATTGACAATACAAGTGCTTCTACTGTAGCTACTTCTACAGCTGCTGAGTTGAAAAAATACTTAGAAATCACTGAATAATTAAAAGTTTTAGGGGAGGTGTATTTGCTTCCCCTATTCTTTATATCTTTGACGTATGGCTAAAAAACAAGAAGAAGAGGCAGACTTAACTATATTTGGTTTAACTACCGATAAAGATTGTCGTTAATACCTGAATGGAGAAGAGTAAAAAAGTTAAATTAAAATAAATAATATGAAAACTGAAAGAAGACAAAGAAAACAAAAGAAAGTAAGTGACATAAATAAACACTTAGCTAAAAGTAAAGACGAACGTATAGATAAATTATCAAAAGCTTTTCCAATTCCTCAATGGATGTTAGATAGGCAGTCAAGCAATGTCAAGTAATAAGTACAGAAAACTTGACCTCTGTCCCATATTTTTTATATATTTGGGACAAAAACACGTAATGGCAAAGAATAGATTAGTTAAAGTATTGAAAGATAAGACGCCTCATTTCATAGCAAAGTTCTACATTTTATCTTCTATGGAAAGTGAAGACCACGGAACAGAGTATCATTTGTATTTTAAGGGAGCAGGTAAAGGAAGATGGACTCCTTCATCAAAAGAGTATACTAACTTGCAGTATTTACACTTAAACGAAGAAGAGATACTTCATTTTAGAACTATCTGCGCTGATAAGTATAAGACAGAAATTGTGAACGAACACGGTAGAATATTCGTTCACAAAGAATTTGGTTTTAGTAAGGAAGGTATTAAGAGGGTTTATTAACCGTTTAGTATCTTCAAAACTTTTCCTGAGGAATCAACTAAACAGAGTCTCATTCTAAAATTAGTTTCTGCTGACTGCATATATCTTTTATGTGTAGCCTTATTCCCTTCTGCCTGTTTAATATTCTCAGGGAAATACTTTAAGTGAGCCTGAGCGTTTATATAGGCAAATGCAATAGCAAATAAAACATCATCGTACGAATATCGTGGGTCATCGCACTGATACCTTGTTTGCCTATGTGATGTAGAGCCTTTTAAGTCTTTTTCTACGAAGGTCTTCAACTGTTCCCACATAAACGGAACATTAATATTATTTCCGTATCCTTCAATCAATTCTTCCATCTTAGCAAGTATCCTTGGAGCTGTATTTACCCTATTAGATATACCAAACCATTTACCTCCGTGAGAACGTAAGTATTCAGGTAATTGAGTATTCGCAGTAAACTTATGTTTAAAGCCTAATGTTTCTTGGAAGTCTAAAAGCATATCTCCGATGTTATTCTCTATAAGCTCCTTAATTCCTCCTCTACCTTCTTGGTCGTAATACAGATGTAGCAATAAACTTTGCAAGTATGATTCTTTGAACTTTCTTTCTCTATGGAATAGCACTGCTGATACTGTGTTAGTTAGATTATCCCATATAGCAGACGCTAACTTAGAGTGTCCTGTTTCAGAGTTAATAGGATCAGTTCCTGCGTACCATCTATTTCTCCAACACTCTCCTTTTGGTGGGTGATGAACAATTACCGTAGATGTCATTACGTGGTCTCTTTCTCCTGTTTGTACCCATTTAGCTCCTTTTATTTTATAAGGTACATAAGCATCAGGTGTAGGAACAGACATATCGAATATAGGTTCAAAGTATCCGTATTCAATTGGAACTTCCATACCATATATTGCGTGTAGTCTTTCATTACAATAACTAACAGGAACTAACGTCTTAGACTTACGTAAGAACATATCATCTATTGTTATAGGGTATGCTTGGTGAAATTGAACCTTAGCAATCTCTCCTTGTTTAGTACCTGCTTGCGCTTCATACGCTTTCATCTCATTCTTGATAAAAGCATCTGTCACACCGTTACGAGCATAAGCATTAAAGAATAATGGAATAACTCCGTATCCAAAGTTACGTAATCTCCACTCTTCTAAACACTTCTTGAACTCTGCCTCGAATACAGCTCCCCCTTTATCCATATCTCCCGACGTACCCCAAGCCATAAACTGCTGTTGCATCGTCATCTTATCCAATTCAGGATTGTACTTAAATAATGCAGGTCTACCTTCACGCATCATCTCACCGAAGATTTCAAATAATCCAATCTCATCGACGAATACACAAGAAGGAGAACCCCCGTTGATTGCTGTAACGCTCGGAGCATCTACCTGAAACATCGAAGCACCCCCTTCGTCTTTACCTTTCCTGTCTCCTTTTTTCTCCATGTTCATTAATGAAGCTGTCCAGTTCTTTACTTCTTGCGACATAAATGCTGGTAGCTTTGTAAACGCCCACTTTACCTTATCACGGAAAATCTCTTCCCCTTTGTCTTTAGAGTGGGTAATGAATTTAATGAAGTATGATTTGTTTAGGTTCACACGTTTCATTCCTGCTAGACACATGGTGGTTGTAAATCCAATCTGACGAGCCTTACCAATCATTGTTGAGTATCCGCAGTCGTATAGGAATAGCAATATCTTTTGTGCGTCCCACGCTTGATATTTAAGTTTACCATCTAGCGCAGTCTGTTCTTTTATCCATCCGTATTTATTGCAGAAGTATAGCGTGTTGTCGTTACATTTCTGTATCTCATCCTCTAGCCATTCTATCTGTTCGGATTCCGTGTTGAAGTCTTGAATCTCCGTTAGGTCGTCGAGTAGCTGTTCTGCATGTAGGCAATATGTTTCAAAAGGTTCGTATGTTGTTCTGTACTGATACCCTCTATTCATGGAGTCTATCCATTTTATAAATTCATCAGGATAGTCAAATTGTTTATGCGATGGATACCAGTCTATTGTTTCTAATTGTTTTGTCATTTTACGATTGTAATGTAGTATTTAATTAAGGCAAATGAAAATATTCCTATCAAGACGAGTATCATCATCAATTCGTCCTGAGGGTCTTTATTCATCATCTTCCATTGGATTGTATTCCGTGCTGCCATCAAGTGCTTGTTGCTCCATAGCCTTATACGAAGTTACACATAAAAACAATTTTTTCATTGTCCCTTTGTATAAGTGTATAGGGTTCACCATGTATATCCTATGGTTTTTTACTTTCTCCATTCGGATAACATCTTCGGCTAGTAGTTGTTTGATTGCAGCCTGTGCATACCTACTACTTACCCCTGTGCATTTGATGATGTCTCTGATTCCATATCCTTTGACTTGGTTTCCGTAGTTCATTACGCGCGCAAAGAAACGTAGTATCCTTAGCGATGATGGCGTTAGTTTCTCCCGAATATTTATCCCCTCCTGAAATGTCACGTAGTACTTTAGTTTCTTTCGTTTGTTTATGGAGTTGATTATTTCTGTTGCTTGTGACTCATACGCTTCGGCAATCTTTACAAATTCACCTTTTGCGTTTTTCATGTATAAGTCAAAGTCTTTCTGTCTTGTTGTTGCTATCCTATCGGCTTCTAGCAATAACATATCGAATACTATATCTGTCATTATTTTCCTGGTTT